CTCGGCGCGCACCGCGTCGACCTCGGCACACAAGGCCGCGTCGACACGGGCGGCAACCTGGTTGTCTTCCCGTCGGATCGGCCCGTGCTCGCCGTCGACGCCGTCTCCTACGGCTCCACGTTCGCCCGCATGTCGTACGTCCCGCGGCCGGCGGCGAGGGTCGACAAGAACCAGACGATCTATGTCCCCGTCGGGGGAACCGCGACCCGCGGCCGCGTCTGGGTCGACATCACGTACACGGCCGGCTGGGTATCCACCCTCCTCACCGATGACGCGTTCGCCGGCGTCAACTCGCTCACCGTCCTCGACGCCACCGGCATCATGCCCGGCGCCTCCTACCGACTGTGGGAGCCCGGCGTCGAGGAGACCGTCACCGTCGCCCCGACCTGGACCCCGCCGGCCGTCACGGACCCGTCCGGGCCCGTAGCGGTACCGCTGACCGCCCCGACCGTGCACGCGCACAACGAGGGCGCCGGATGGTCCGGAATGCCGGCAGACATGCGCCTGGCGATCGTCAACTACACGATCAGTCAACTGATGCGCCCGGACACCGCGGCGGAGGACTCCTACCCGGACACCTCACTGTCCGCCGGCACCCGACAAACGGACAGCCGTAGGGACGGCAGCGGCCTCGTCGCCGAGGCCGAGCGGATCCTCGGCTCGTACACGAGGCGCATGTGAGCGTCCAAGATGCCCTCGACGGCATGTGCCGCTACTTCGGCGGCGACTACGACCCCCAGACCCGCACCTACCGCTCGTCCCCGCTGTCGAAATTCGGCGTCGGCGTCGTGCGTCGGGCGTGGGCGAAACGCGACGACCACGCCGACTACTTCTGGGGCCAGCCCCCCGGCTCCCGCACCGGCTGCCAGATCGTCGTGTTCATCCCCCGGCACTCCGAGCGACGTATCGCCGTCGGCGGCGAGCACGGCGGCATGAAGCAAGTCACCTACGAGGTGTCGCTCAACTGCTACATCCGGTCGAACAGCGGCTACGCCGAGGACGCCCAAGACGACGTCTATGCCCTCCGCGACGCGCTCGTCGAGCACATGCGGCTCGACCGCACCCTCGGCGGCGCCGTTTTCCAGGCCGGCGAGCACACCGACGGCGGCATGGACGGAATCGACTTCCGATACGCCCAGCCCGAGACCAAAGCCGAACTCACCAAGAGCTTCCTCGAGATCACGTTCGCCGCGATCGAGTTCGTCAACGCCTGACCGGCCGTCTTCCCCCGCCCCCTTCTCTGCCTGCGGAGTCCGCATGCCCATTGCCAAGTCCGTCAAGGACGACCCCGAGCCGACGCCGCAGCCGGAACCGTCCGCCGCGCCGGCCGTCGACACCCCCACGCCGGCCCCCGCCGAGGCGCCCGAGCCCGCCGGCCCGCCCCCGGGCGTCTACGCCTACTCGTACTTCGCCGACTGCGTGTATCCGCACGTCCCGCTCTCGGCCCGCGCCGCGACCGCCGACACCCCCGCGACCATCTTCGCCTGGCCTTTCGGCCCGCCGGACGACGGCCGCTGGACCCCGACCAGCAAGAGCCCGAACCAGGCCGCCGACAACGCGCCGGCGCCCTCGAGCGAGGAGTAACCGGTGGCCCCGACGCCCACGACCTATGCACCCGCCAAGCAGTTCATCGGCATCGCCACCGAGGCGGCCCAGGGGACGCCCGTGGCGATGACGGCCACCGTCCTCGTCGACGAGGCCAAACCCAAGGACAACCCCACCTTCCTCGACGACAAGTCGTGGAGGGGCAGCATGGGGTCCGACAGCTTCGCGAAGATCGCCGGCACGAAGACGGCCGAGGTCGAACTCGGCGGCCCCGCCTATGGCGACGGCCTCGGCTACTTCATGCGGAACATCCTCGGTGACCTCTCGACCACCGGCACCTCGACCGGCACGGGCGGCACCACGCTGTCCGTGCCGGCGGTCGTCGGCGCCGCCACGATCAGTACCGCGGCCACCATCCCGGCCGGCACCACCGTGCAGATCGGCTCCGGCGCCACCGCCGAGTGCTTCGTCACCGGCACGCCCACCGGGTCCGGCCCGTACACGATTCCGCTCTCCACGCCGGCCGGCGGCCTCGTGTACGCGCACGCGGCATCCCAGCCCGTGCAGCCCGTCATCGCCCCGTTCACGCAGGCCCACAGCCTGCTCAACTCCGGCGGCGGCCAGCCGGTGTCGCACACCATCACACACTTCCTCGGCCCGACCGCGACGTCCGGGGCACGCCAGTACCCGGGTTTCTGCCTGTCCGAACTCGGCCTCAAGTGGAACGCGGAGAGCGAACTCCTCACGTGGTCCGGCAAGGGCACGTCGTGGCCTTCCGTCCCGCTCGGCGCCGCGCCCGTCGCCGCTCCGTCGCTGGTCCTGCCCGTCGCCTCCTGGCGCATGGTCGTCGGTATCGGCGGCCCCGCGACCGGCGTGACCCTCATCAACACCATCACCGACGGTGAGGTGACGATCAAGCGGGAGCTGTCCCCGTACTACACGGTCACCGGCACCCAGAACCCGTACATCATCCAGCGCGGCGGCCTCAGCGTCGAAGGCAAGCTCAACTTCATCGCCGCCGACGAGTCCCCGCTCCTCTGGATGCTGAACAACACCCAGCCGCAGCTCCAGCTCTATTTGGACAACGGCCTCACCGGCGCGAACCGGCTCGTGTTCCAGGTCGATTGCCAGATAGCGGCGTTCACCGAGTCGGAGGCCGACGGCACGAAGTCGGCCGTCGAGTACGGCAACTCCTTCCAGGCGCTGTTCAACACCACCAACGCCGGCGGCAGCGGCGGCTACTCGCCGATCAAGGTCAGCCTCACCAACAACGCCCCGGCCGGCACCTACTAAGCCGCCGCCGGCACCCGTCGCACCCCACCCTCTCTCTTCGCCCTCGAATCGGAGCCCTCATGTCTGTCACCGACCGCGTCGCCCTCCCGTCCGGCGGATGGGTCCAGTTGCGCGACCCGCACACCCTTCGCCGCGGCGACAAGCAGAAGGCGATGCGCGCCGTGCACGACACCGACGCCGGCGATGTGGCGCAGGCCCTCGACCTCATCAACGGCCTGCTCGCTGTCCTCATCATCGACTGGTCGTACCCGTTCCCGATCCCCAGCGAGACGCCCGGGTCCCTGGACCTCGTCCCGCTCGAGGACGACGAGGCGCTCTCCGAGGCCGTCGAGCCGGCCCGCGTGCTCCTCTTCCCGAGCAAGCCCGACCCGGTGAAGGACGCGAAGGATGCGGCGTCCCCTACCGAGCCCTCCGCCGCCTAAGGGCGCGGCTGGAGGGGCACACCGTCCCGGCCGGCCACCCGATTACCGCTGTCGACGAGGCGTACGACTACCTCTGGTATGCCGAGCGGTATCGGTGGACGCCGAGCCAAGTCGACGAGATCCCGGCGTGGTTGGACGTGTGGCTCCCGTTGATGGCGTCGGAGGTCGACGCCGCGAAGGAAAAGGCCCACGACAAGGCGATGCAGGAAGCCGGACGGGGGTGACCGTCGCATGTCCGGCTCGTCCATCGAGGTCATTGGCGTCGCCCGACTGACCCGCGCGTTCGAGGGCACGATCGCGTCGCTGAACTCGGCGACGCGCGTGGCAACGGGGCATGCGTCCCACCTCCTCGAGCGGAACATCAAGAAGACGCTGGCCACGTCCAGCCACCCGCGGGGCACGCCCACGCCCTCGAGTCCGGGGGAGCCCCCGTCGCTGGTGACGGGCACCCTGCGCCGCTCCATCTCCGTCAAGGGACCCGTCCCGCTCGGCATGGGCCGGTGGGAGGCCCAGGTCGGCCCGACGGCCGTGTACGGGCGCATCCAGGAACTCGGCGGCGTCACCGGCCGCGCCGGCGCCACCGAACTACCGCCCCGCCCGTACGTCCGCCCGACCTACGAGAAGTTGGCCGCGACCGGCGCACTCACGACCCTCTACCACTCCGCATGGCGCGCAGCCATGGCCCGTCACTGATGTAACACACGCGCCCGAGGCGCCCGACCCTGGAAAGGGGGGCGCCGTGTCCGAGGGCACCCTTCTGCCGCCCGTAGTCGTCCGACTCATGGGCGACATGACCCAGCTCCGCGGGACCCTCGCGGCGGCCAGTACGCAGGTCAACGGCACCGCGTCGGGCTTCAAGAAGGCCGGCGCCACCGCGTTCGCCGGCATGGCCAAGATGGGCCGTTCCGTCTCCCTGATCGGCGTCGGTGTCGGCGCGGCCAGCGTCAAAATGGCCGGCGACTTCGAGGCCGAGACCATGGTCCTGCACACCGCGGCCGGCGAGACCGTCAAGAACCTCGCCACGGTCCGTAAGGGCATCCTCAACATCTCCGAGGGCACCGGCACGGGCATTCAGAACCTGACCGACGGCATGTACCAGATCGAGAAGGCCGGTTACCGCGGTTCCGGTGGTCTCAAGGTACTCAAAGCCGCAGCTCAGGGCGCCAGAGAAGAGAATGCCTCCCTCGAGTCGGTCACCAACGCGATGACGTCGGTCATGGCGTCGTACCACCTCAAAGCCTCGGACTCCGTCCGGGTCATGAATGGTATGAAAACGGCGGCCGGCGAAGGCAAGATGACCATGGAGGAGTTCTCCGGCTCGCTGTCGACGGTCCTCCCCATCGCGTCGGCGAACAAGATCAGTTTCGGTGAAGTCGCCGGCGCCCTCGCAACGCTCACCCAGCACGGCACGAGCGCCCGCGAGGGCACCCAGGAACTCGCCAACACCATCCGGAACCTCGCCGCGCCCAACAACGTGGCGACGGCGACGATGCAGCGCTTCGGCATATCCGCCACCGACGTACAGACACACCTCGGCAAGCGCGGACTGACCGGAACCCTCGACCTCCTCACCCAAACCGTGCTGGGCAAGATGGGGAAGTCCGGCACGATCCTGCTGTCCGCGTTCAACAAGAGCAAGCAGGCCGGCGCCGACCTCAAGACGATGCTCGACTCCATGCCGTCCAGCGTGAAGAAGCTGGCGACAGGGCTGCAAAACGGCTCGGTGTCGGTCAAGACGTACAACAAGTCGATCAAGCAGCTTCCGGCCGACCAGTACGCCATGGGGCAGCAGTTCGCGACCCTCTACGAGAAGTCGCACGGCTTCAACGACGCCCTCAAGCGCGGCGGACCGGCGGCGACGACGTACACCGACGCGATCAAGAAAATGACGGGTGGCGCCACCGGCCTCAACACCACGTTGATGCTCACCGGCGAGAACACCGAGGGCTTCAAGGACCGCGTCCACAAGGTCAGCGCGTCGTTCAACCACGCCTCGAAGAACGTCGAGGGCTGGGACGCCACGCAGAAATTGTTCAACGTCCAGATGGCGAAAGCCAAGCAGACGCTGCAAGTCCTCGCCATCGAGATCGGCACCAAGCTGATCCCGGTCGTCACGTCCGTCATCGGCTGGTTCGGGAAGCACAAGGACATCGCCGTCGCCCTCGCGGGCATCCTCGGCGGAATCCTCGCCCTCTCCGTCGTGGCCTACGCGACGAAGATGGCCATGTCGGCCGTCAAGACGGTCACGTCGTTCGCGAAGATGGGCGCCGGCGCCGTCAAGGGCGGCCTCAACATCGTCCGCGGGTTCCGTAGCGCCTCCGCCGCCGCATCCGAAGCATCGGGCGCGGCCGGCACGTTCGGCGGGAATCTCCGTAAGGGTTTCGACGCCGCGATGCGCGGTGCGAAGTCCGCCGGCGGCGCCGTGAAGACCTTCGCTACGTCCGTGGGCCGCGTGTCGGCCACCGCCGGCAAGGCGACATGGGGCGCCCTCGTGTCCGGCATCAAGGGCGTCGGCGGCGCCATGAAGACCGCCGCCGTGCAGTCCGCGGGGTTTGTGCGGAGCATGGCCGCGTCCGCGCTCGCCGGCCTACGGGCCGCCGCCGCATGGACGGCGCAGAAGATCGCGCTCGTCGCCTCCGCCATCGCAGAGAAGGCCGCCGCGGTCGCCCAGTGGGCGCTCAACGTCGCGATGGACGCCAACCCCATCGCCCTCATCATCATCGCCATCGTCGCGCTGATCGCCGGCTTCGTCCTGGCCTACAACAAAATCGGCTGGTTCAAGGACGCGGTGAACGCGGCCTTCCACGCCATCGGCGTCGCGATCGACTGGGTCGTTAATTTCGTGAAGGGCCACTGGCCACTGCTCCTCGCGATCCTCACCGGCCCGATCGGCCTCGCGACGCTCTACATCGTCAAGCACTGGAACAAGATCAGTAGCGGGTTCAAGAGCGCCTATCACGCAACGGTCGCTGTCGGGAAGTCCCTGGTCAGTTGGATCATGGGCCTCCCCGGCCGGGCGGCCCACGCCCTCTCGTCCCTCGGCTCGCACGTCGTCAGCATCGCCCGGAGCGCCTGGGCGTCCTTCAAGTCGGCCACGGTGTCCAAGGTCGGCGAGATGCTCACGTACGTGAGGGCCCTCCCCGGGCGGATCAAGTCCCAGCTCGGGCACATGGGGAGCCTCCTCCTGTCGGCCGGCAAGGACCTGATCCTCGGCTTCATCCACGGCATCTCGTCGATGGCCTCGGCCGCAATCAACAAGGTCAAGTCGATCGGTAGCTCGGCCGTATCGAGCATCAAGGGCGTCCTCGGCATCAACTCGCCGTCGAGGGTGTTCCGGCAAATCGGTATCTACGTCAACGAGGGCCTCGTCGACGGCCTCACCGGCAGCACAGCCAAGGTCAAGGCGGCGACCAGGAGGATCGAGTCGCTGCTCACCCAGACCTACAACAAGGTCGCGGACATGAAGGGCCGGAAGGGCGTCTCCAACTCGTGGGTCAAGTCCCACGAGAAGACGATCAAGCGGCTTGAGGCGTACGCCAAAAAGGAGGACAAGGTCCTCCGCGGGCTGGCGTCGAAGCGGGACGCCGTCGCCAAGCAACTCAAGGCCGCACAGAAGGCCCTCACCGACGTCCAGAAGAAGTACGACGCCGAGGTCAAGAGCGTCGCCGATGGCATCAAGCAGGGCTTCAGCATCGTCACGGAGGCCCCGCAAGAGGGCGTCGCGCTCGGGTCGCAAGACGTCATCAACAAGATGCAGGACCAGATGCAAAAGGCGGTCGCGTTCGCCGGACAGCTCAAGGCCCTCCAGAAAAAGGGTCTGTCCGCCGACCTGATCGCGCAAATAGCCGCGTCCGGTGTCGACGCCGGCGGCGCCACGGCCGCCGCGCTCTCCACGGCGACCAAGGGCCAGATCGACCAGATCAACAACCTGAACAAACAAACCAACAACGCCGCCACCAGCGCCGGCACGGCCGTCGCCGACGCGATGTACGGGAACGGCGTCAAGGCCGCCAAGGGCCTCGTCAAGGGACTCCAGTCCCAGCAGAAAGCCATCGACAAACAGATGGTCAAGATCGCCAAGGCCATGGAGAAGGCGATCAAGTCCGCGCTGGGGATCCACTCCCCGTCGCGGGTGTTCGCCGCGATCGGCCACTGGATCCCCCGGGGCCTCGCGGCCGGCGTCGAGGGCGGTACGCACCACGCCACCCGCGCCGTGCACCGTCTCGCCGGCTCCGTCGCCGGTGCCGGTGCCGGCGCATTCTCCGGCAGCGGCCTGGCCATGGCCGGCGGGTCCCGCGGCGGCGTCGTGCACAACACCGTGGTTGTGAACGTCGAGGGTCACGTCCTCACGGAGAAGAAGCTCCGCGACGTCGTCGAGAAGCAGATGCTCCGCCTCGGCATGCGCAACGCCGCGACGTACTCCTCGTACAAGCGCTGATCATCCGACACAGCAAGGGCGCCACCGGGCGCCAGATTGGTGGTGCCCGGTGGCCAACCCGAAGCTGTCCACGATCGTCGACCCGTTCACCGCGCCGGCTATCGACACCAACCTCTGGGGGACCATCACCGCCGGCGCGGTCACCCTGGACACCGCCAACGACGAGGTGCAGGTCGCCGTCCCGACGGCGGCCGCCACGAACACCTTCGGCACGACGGCCCTCTACGACGCCACCGAGTCCTCCGTGTACGCCCGGGTCGGGACCGCCGCGAACGGTAACGGCGGCGTCCGCACCCTCATGCGTATCCGGGTCGACGCCAACAACAGCATGTCGATGCGCCTCGAGTTCGGTGTCCTCAAGCTGTCGTCCATCGTCGCCGGCGTCACCACCTCGGTCACGCTCCCCACCTACGACCCGCACGCACACCGCTGGTGGCGACTCCGCGAGACCGCCGGCCAGTTCTACGCCGACACGTCCCCCGACGGCCTCACGTGGACGAACCAGGCGAGCATGGCCTACACGTACGACGTCACCGCCGTCTCGCTGCGGTTCGAGTCGGTGTCCTCGGCCACCGAGGTCGCCGGCAACGTGTCCGTCATCGCCAACGTCAACACCCGCGCTGGCGGCGCCGAGAACCCCAACTGGCCCGGCATCGACGACGGCTGGGCCCCGTTCTGGAACGTCAACGCCGGCACCTTCCCCGCCGACCGGTTCGTCGACGTCAGCAAGCGCACCCGCGGCTCCATCACGGTGGGCCGCGGCCGCCAGTACGAGACCGACCAGGTCCGATCCGGCGAGGCGTCGCTACGCCTGGCCAACAACGATGCAGCCCTCGACCCCGTCAACACGGCCAGCCCCTGGTACGGACACATCACCCCGTACCAGCCGTACCGCCGGCGCGCCCAGTGGCCGCTCACCCGGAACCTCCTCGAACAGCCCGCGGCAACCGGCGGCGACGTCGGCCCGTACGCCCTCGGCACCATCCCGTCCGGCTCCAACATCATCTCGACGACCGACGCGAGCGGCGGATCCTTCGTCACCTCGGCGACGGCGTGGGCCGGCACGACGTGCATGCAGTTCGCCGTACCGTCCGGGTCCACAGCCGGCGCCCGCCCCTGCCACACCCCCCGCACGACCATCCTCCCCGGCCAGACGTACACCGTGCAGCTCCGCGTACGGAACATCACCGCGGCGACGTCGCTGTCCGTCCAGCCGTTCTTCGGCTGGTACGTCCCCGGCGCCGGCCTCACCCCCGCGTCCTTCACCTACGGCACGGCCTCCACCCTCACCGGTGCGACGGCCGCCGGCTGGACGACGCTCACCTTCACCACCACCGCGCCGGCGAACGCGGCCGGCATGGACGTCGGCGTAGCGCTGGCCTCCGCGGCCGCCGCGACGGCATCCATCCAGGTCGACGGGTGGCAGCTCGAAGTGGGGGCGACCGCCACCGCATGGACGTGCCCCGGCATGTGGTCGCCCGTGTATGCCGGGTGGACCGAACGCTGGCCGGCGTCGTGGGACCTGGACGGCACATATGGCGTCGTCGAACCGACCGCCGTGGACACGTTCGCGCTCCTGAGTCAGCAGACACTCAACGACTCGTTGACGATGGAGCTGAACGCGAACACCCCCAGGTTCGTCTACAAGCTCGACGACCCCGCCGGCAGTGCCTCGGTGACGGATTGGGCCGGTAACTGCCCGCCCGCCCAAATCGGCATCAGCAAGTACGGGGCCGGCTCCATCACCTTCGGTAACGCCATCGCGGCAACCGGCACCGACGGCACGTACACCGGCAGCACCGACACCGTCGCCCGGGTCAACAACTCGAACCCCGGCACCAACCTGATCACCGGCGGCGCCTCGTTCATCAAACTGACCTCGGCCGGGATTGTCGGACCCGCCGACCCGACCTCGTGGACGCGAGCCATCGCGTTCCGCTACACGGGGCCGATGCCGACGTCCGGCGCCTACCTGTGGTCGAGCATGGACAGCCAGCGCGCGGGCGGGGGCCCGTCGGGCAGCCACATTTACGTCTTCATCGACACCACGGGCAAACCGCAGGTGTGGATTCAAGGGCCCAGCGGCGCCGGCACCTCCACCTATTTCGGTGGGGCGACGAACGTGGTCGACGGCAACTGGCACTTGCTGATCTTCGGCTACAGCACGGCCACCCAGCAGCTACTCGCGAGCCAAGACGGCTCCCTGGCCGCCTACATTGGCGGCATCCCCGCCACGAACACGCCCACCGGACTGATCTCCGACAACGTCGGCGGCTTCGTCGACGCCACGGTCGGCAACGGTACGACCTTCAATTTCAAGGGTGACGTCAGCTTCGTCGCGGAATTCCCGAGCCTCTTCGGGAGCGGGGCAATATCCAACCTCTACCAGGCGTGGAAAGCGGCGTGCGCCGGCGAGTCGAGCGATGCCCGTTACTCGCGGATCCTTCGGTACGCCGGATACAAGGGCTCCACCAACATTCAGGCCGGCATGACGGCGTCGATGGGGCCCGCCACCATCGACGGCCAGGACGCCATGAGCGCACTCCAGTCGGTCGTCGACACGGAGAACGGCGCGCACTATGTCGACGCGGCCGGCGCCATCACCTTCCGCGCCCGCTCCAACCGCTACAACGCGCTCACGCCGGCGTACACGTTCGGGGAGCGCGTCGACCTCGGCGAGTGGCCATACGAGGACTGCACCCTCGACTACGACAGCACCCACCTGTCGAACCAGGTCACGGTCACCCAAGAGGGCACCGGCCAGAACTTCTACGCCGTCGACGTCGCCTCGGTGACCGGGTACTTCCCGCGGACCATGTCGCGCAGCATCAACGCGTCCGACACCAACGAATGCAACGACGCCGCGTACTACCTCCTCTCGAGGTACCGACAGCCCGCGGTGCGCGTCAACTCGCTACGCCTCAACCCGTCGGGCAACCCCGCGCTGTGGCCGGTCTGCCTCGCCCTCGAACTCGGTACCCGGGTCCGGGTGATGCGGCGTGCGCCCGGCGTCCCACCGGTCACGGTGGAGTGCTTCGTCGAGAACATCGCGTGGACGTTCTCCGACGACAACGAGGCGAGTCTCGAGCTGCAATGCTCCCCGGCCGACCTCACCCCCTACGGGGTGTTCGCTGCCTGGCACACCACGCTGAACACGACGGTGGCGTCCGGCGTCACCTCGATCAGCGTCAAGGCGCCGGCCGACAACACCAACCTCCTCAAGCAGCAGATCGCGCCCGGGCAGCAACTCACCCTCGGGCAAGGCACGGCCAACACCGAGACGGTCACCGTGCTCGCGGTCGGCGCGACGAGCAGTGGATGGCTGACGGGCACCCTCACGCTCACCGCGGCGACCACCAAATCCCACACCGCCGGCGACGTCATCTGTGAGCCGCTCCCGTCCGGGACGACCAACGCCACGACCTGGGACGCCGTCGCCCGCTTCGACAACGTCGCCTTCGCCTACTAGGAGGACCCCGTGGCACGCACGGTGCCCGTCATCGCATCCGAGAGCCCGGGCAACTTCCTGACCGGCGCCCTCTGGAACGCCAACGTCAAAGCCATGGGGGACTGGCTCATGGGCTCGGCCAGCAATGGCGTGCCCCGGTTCCGCGGCTACCAAGCGACGGCCCAGGCCATCGCGAACAACACGTGGGTCTCGGCCACCCTCGACACCGAGTTGTACGACTCCGACAACGGCCACTCCACCACCGTGAACGCCAGCCGGTACACCGTGCAGGTCGCCGGCACGTACAACGTCATCGGCAGCATGGGCCTGGTCGCCAACGCGACCGGTAACCGTGGCGTGCGGCTCACCGTCAACGGCACTCCCGTGGTCGGCACGTTCGTGAAGACGGCCGCACCGGATGCCACGGGGTCCGCCGGCCTCGTGACGGCCGCATCGCCCGTCTGCGCCGTCGGCGACTACATCGAGGTACAGGTCCACCAGACCTCGGGCGGCACGCTGAACACGAACGCGGTCTCCGACGTGGCCTGCTCGATGACCGCGACATGGATCTCCGGATAACCCTTCCCGACCGCCCCACCCAAGCCCCTCGGCGCACCCGGGGGGCTTTCTCATGCCCGGAGGCTGCCCCGTGCTCACCCACGGCACCCTGATTCACCGATACGACCCGACCGACGTACGCCTCGGCCGGCACCGCCGACTCGACGCCCGGTCACTGGCACACCTCCACCGCCACGACGGCGGCCAGCTCCTGCCCGTCCGGCACGAGATCCCGATTCCGATTCTCGACCAGGAAGACCTGGACGTTCAGGGCATCGACACCAGCGCCCTCGTGCACGGCGCGAAGCGGGAGACGGCCCTCGGCTCGTGCACCGCGAACGCCGGCGCCGCCGCCCTCGCCTTCCTCCTCGGCTCCGGCCGTCTCGCCGACGTTGGCCTCTCCGCCACCGACGCCGTCGCGTGCGAGAAGTACGCCATCCGTCTCTACCACGAGGAAACCAAGGCGGACGAGTTCCCGCAGGCGTGGCCCCCGGACGACACCGGCTCGTCCGGCCTCGGTATCGCCCGCGCGCTCAAGGCCCGCGGCCTCATCGGCGGATACGTCCATGCCGTCACCGCGGACGCCCTCGCGTCCCTCCTACAGAACGGTCCCGTCCTCCTCGGCGTGCCGTGGTTCCAGGACTGGTTCACCCCCGACGCCGAGGGGTTCATCGACTCCGGCGACTGGATCGCGTCCGCGCTCGCTGGCGGACACGAGATCCTCGCCATCGGCCTCGACGCCGTCGCGCAGCACCCCGACGGCCGCGTCATACCCGAGAAGACCGTCATCCGGCTCCGTAACTCGTGGTCGAAGAACTGGGGCCTCGCCGGCGAGTTCCGTATGCGGCTGTCGACCTACGTCAAGCTCCGCCAGCACATCGACGCCATCCAGTTGATGGCCAAGGCGTGACCCGCCGGCCGGTCGCCGCCCACGACCAGGCCCAGACCCACCGGTACGTCATGCACTACCCGGATCACGCGCCCCGCGAGGGAGACCCGCACTATCGGGCGTTCGAGGCGTACGGCCGGCACCACCGCGCCGGCGCCGTCTGCTACGTCGCCGAGCGGGCCGGCTCCGCCCAGTGCGCCGGCCCGCTCGAGCTCCACCACTCGGTGCTCGAGTTCGCCACGGCCAACGCGGCCGACCCCAAGGCCCTGCACCGGGACTTTCCCGAGATCGGCGAGGACGCCACCGCCGACGAGGTCGCCGCATGGGTGGAGTCCAGCCCGGGCGCGTTCCGGTGGCTGTGCGCCTTCCACCACCGCGGGCACGGCGGCGCCCACACGGCATCACACGCCGACTGGACGGCCCAGCTCTACGTCCCCGGCCTCATCTCCTGACGGCGGCCCGGCCGGCCCCCTACGCCCGGCCGGCCGGCCCGCCGCCCCCCACCGTTCGCCCCGGCCGGCCGCCGGCCCCGGGGCCCCCCATCCGAGGCGGCACCGTGTCCCACGCGTCCTCGGGCGTTAGCGCCCTAGAGACCATCTCTTTCGCCGGGGGAGCCCTCGGCACCCTCTTGACGATCGTCGCCCTCGCGCGCCGTATCCGGCCCATGATGCGCCGGCGTGTCCACCGCTGGGACCGCCTCGATCAGCTCATGGGCGACCCG